GCCGACTTCGCATGAAGGGCAAGCTGTAAGAGATAACGGCGGTTCCCGCTGTTTAGCCCTTCCCTGCGCCTTGGGCAAGCGCTTGGACTGATCGTCGTGAGACAGACCAGTTCCCATAGATGGAGGCCCACGATGGCTGAAGTAAAAGACCTGCGGGAGCAAATGGCGAAAATCGCCACTGAGGCCCGTTCGAAACTGAACGAAGCAAGTGACAACACACCAGAAGATCGCGCTGCTGAAATCGAGCGTGAGTTTGACGCGATGATGGCAGACCACGACAAGATCGCTGCTAAAGTTGAGCGTCTCTCAAAAGTTGAAGCAGCCCTTCGCGCTGGTGAAGCTGTTGATCTTGATCGTCGTCCAACATTTGAAGACCGTTCTGCTCCAGCAGTGGACGCGGGTTTCCAGATGGACTACCGCGCTGCATTCGCTGAAATGATTGCTTGCGGTGGCGATGCTTTTGTTGACGCAGAAGTTCGCAACGTGCTTCGTGAGCATCGCGCACAGGTCGGTTCAACTGACTCTGCTGGTGGCTACACAGTTCCAACTGAGTTGGCGACATTCATTGAGAAATCAATGATTGCAACAGGCCCAATGTATGGCAACGAACTGTTCACAGTGATCAACTCTGCCGATGGCCGTCCATTCAACATTCCGACTGTTGATGACACAGCCGTGACTGCTGTTGCACACACTGAAGGCACGCAGCCTACTGACGATGGTGGCAAGGACGCTACATTCGGTCAGAAATCAGTCGGCGCGTTCTCGTTTGACTCTGAGTGGATTCGTTGGTCCGCAGAACTGAACGCAGACAGCATCTTGAACATGGAAAGTCTGCTGGGCGAGTTGATTGGTGAGCGCCTTGGTCGCATTGCCAATAGCAAGCTGACAACTGGTTCTGGTTCTTCTGACGTCGAAGGCATTGTGACCAACTCTGCTGAAGGCAAAGAAGCTGCTGCGACTGCTGCTGTGACTGCGGATGAAATCATCGACTTCATCCACTCTGTTGACCCAGCCTACCGCAACTCGCCTGCAACAGCTATCATGATGAACGACAGCACTCTTGCTGCGGTTCGCAAGCTGAAAGACGGCAACGGCAACTACCTCTGGCAGATGGGGAACTACCAAGCTGGCGTTCCGCAGAACCTGCTGGGCTACAACGTAGTGGTCAACCAAGCGATGGACAGCCTTGCTGCCGCCAAGAAGGTCATGTTGTTCGGTGACATGTCGAAATTCTACGTCCGCAAAGTAGGCGCACCAAGCATCTACGTTGCACGCGAGCGTTTCGCACCTGACTTCGGCATCTTGGGTTACATCCGCTTCGACGGTGTTCTCTCCAACACAGCCGCTGTTAAGCACCTGATCACGGCTGCTGCATAACTACTAGAGAGGGGCTTCACGGCCCCTCTCACCACATTCTGGAGGGCATACAATGCCAAAGGTTACACTTCTGACATCAATGGCTGGAATCGACTTTTCTCACAATCAGGGCGACATCATCGACTGCAACGAAGCCGAGGCTTTGCGCTACATTAGCGCTGGAATTGCCGAGCCAGTTCAGCCTGTAAAGGTTGAGAAAGCATTCAAAAAGATTGCCACTCGAAAAGCAATTAAGGACTGATTGCAATGTCATTGCCAGATCATCTCAAGACGCAAATCGTCACCGCACCAGCGGCGACCCCGATTACTTTGTCTGAAGTAAAGGCGCAGCTTCGTGTTGAGCATTCTGACGATGACAACCTGCTGACGCGACTGATTGCTGTTGCGGTGGCTTTTACTGACGCACAGGGCGTTCTTGGCAAGGCAATGATCACGCAGACTTGGTCTGATTGGATGGGTTCAAATCCAAACCAATCAGTTGTGCTTCGTCTTGGCCCTGTTCAAAGCGTCACTGCTGTGAAGTATTATGATGAAAACGGCACTTTGCAGACCGATACGCTTTCAAATTACAGCGTCTTTGGAGTTCCAGAGCAGACAAAGGTTGAGCCGAAATCGGGATTTAACTGGCCCGTTGCGCAAGAGCGTGACGATGCCATCAAAATTGAATATGTGGTCGGCTACGGTGACGCCACGTCAGACATTCCAGCAACCCTTCGCCACGCACTTATGCTGCTTGTGGGGCATTGGTACGACAACAGAGAGCAGACACAGATGGACGAACTTGCGGACATTCCGTTTGGCTTTATGGAGTTGATCAACATTCATAAAGAGAGTTGGTATGGTTAAGGCTGGTCTGCTCAGAGAACGTGTCACGTTCCAGCGCCTCACTGAAGGCGCTGTTGACGATTATGGCAACGTGTATAGCGGATGGGCCGACTTGGCCTTCAGATCGGCTGATTTGCGCGAGCAAAAGGGCCGTGAGCGTATCACTGCTGGCGCTTTGCAGGATCGCGCACTTGCCACCATGCGCGTTCGATCTGACAGCATAACTTCTGCAATCACTTCGGCGGATCGCGTCATTGCTCGCGGCATTACTTGGGCTATCAAGGATGTAATGCAAGTTGACGCAAAGGACACTCAAATTGAGTTCGTTCTTGAAAAGGGTGTGGCATCGTGAGGGTTACAGGCCAGAAAAAGCTGATGCGTCAGATGAAAGACCTTCCTAAAGAGGCTCACAAGGCCCTTGAGAAGTCTATTCAGCGCACAGTGAACACTGGCGTGCGCAAAGCTAGGTCGATTGTGCCTGTGTTATCTGGTGATCTTAAATCTGGCATCAACGGCAATGTTGAAACGCGTGAGGGGGAGATATTTGGCTTTATCAACTTCTACGATGGCGATGCAGATAGCGGATTGGCTGCAAATTCGATCAACTACGGTTGGGGTCCAAATCAATTTGGCTACAACTTTCGCCGAGAGGTAAAGTCTATGCTGGCAGATCGCCATAGACGCACAGTTCAGCGCAATCTGAACAAAGCAATCAAGGATGCGATGAATGGCTGATGGTTACGCACTGGCGACTCAGAAAGGCATTCTCGCAGCGTTAAAAGCGGCAAGCGGCGTTACTGATATTGTATCAACTCGCATTTATGATGAGCCTCCGCAGGATGTTGTGTTTCCATATCTGCGTTTCAACACGATACAGCCAAACGCATTTGACACAGATACCGCAGAGGGAGCCTTGGTGGATATTAGCCTTGAGGCACACTCACAAAGCGCGTCTGGCCGTGTTGAGGCAACTCAGATTGCAGAGGCCATTCAAGCTGCCCTGCACCGCCAAGAGACATCTGTTACGGTGTCTGGCTACACATTGGTGGAATTGATTTTTGACACAATTTCTGTCACAAGAGATAGTGATGGCCGTGGATACACTGCCGTCATTGCACTTCAAGCGATGCTTGATACCGCCTAAACTTCCGCGCTCTGGGCAGGCGCTTTTAAAGGAGGCCGATCATGGCTAAACAACTTGGACGCGCCCTGCTGGTTAAGATCGGCGATGGCGAAGCATCTGAAGCTTTCACGAATTTGTGTGGGCTTAACTCAAAGTCACTCACAATCAACAACTCATCCATTGATGTGACCACCCCTGACTGCACCGCGCCCGAAGGCGCACTTTATACTCAAACCTTGGCTGGACTTAAAAACGTGGCTGTTTCTGGCGATGGTTTCTTTGAGGATAGCATCGCAGAGGCACGCATGAACACAGTCGCAATGGCTGCTGATAACGCGGTGAATATGCAGATCGTTGTTCCTGACTTTGGCACATACGCTGGCGCGTTTCGCATATCATCTCTTGAGTTTGGCGGCGAGACTGAAGGCGGCGTGACATACTCGCTTTCACTTGAAAGCAATGGTGCTGTCACCTTTACGGCGGCATAAGTGAGCATAACTGCTGAAGCGCCGCGTGGAGGTGTCGTCGAGTATATCGGCGACACCTCTTACACGTTTTTGCTGCGCAATCGTGAGATTGAGCGCTTTGAGGACAAGCACCGAGGCATCTTTGAAGTTTGGGATGGTTTCTTTGGCCGTGGTCAAAAGCCTTCAAGCCAAGAAGTGCGCGACTTGCTGGCTCTGGCTTTGGTTGGCGGCGGCATGAAAGACCACGAAGCAGACGAAGTTATTGCCAAGTGTTCGCCTGCTGACTTGATGCGGCTTTTCCAAATTGCTCAAGCCGCTCTGGGCGTTGCATTCATGCCTGATGCAATAGAAGAGGCAGATATAAAAAAAAAGCCAGTGAGCCAGCCCCAAAGCGATTAAATGTTCGCGGCATGATAGCCAACGGAATTGTCATAAGCTTACGTCCTGATGAAATCCGTGATATGATCCCGAAGGACGCTTGGCTTGTGTTCGGGGGGTGGAATGATGCACACTCACCAAAGAAGTCAGGTTCTGAAGCCATGACGGCGGAGCAATATCGTGATCTTGTGGAGCGAATAGATGGCAATTAGTGCAGAACAATTAAACATTATTCTCTCCGCCCGTGACAAAGAGTTCACGAAGGCGATGGATCGCAGTCAAAAGCGCGTTGAGCAATTTGCCAAGAAATCGCAGGCTAATCTGTCCAAGTCTTCAAAGTCGTTTGAAATGTTGGGGGCTGCGGCAAAGCGGGTTGCGCCGATACTGGCAGCGGCTTTCTCTGTTCAAGCAATCAACGGCGCTCTAAATATGGCGACGGAGATAGGAAACCTGTCAAGGCTGTCTGGCGTAGCGACGGATGAGTTTCAAATCTTAGCAGCTACATCTGCGCAGTTTGGGATCAGCCAAGAGAAACTGGCCGACATTCTGAAGGATGTGAACGACAAGTTTGGTGACTTTACGGAAGCTGGCTCTGGG